AACTCGATAGACGTTAACTGTGGTGAGCAAAAAGGAAGCAGTTGCGGGTGCAGTTTGATAGGTTTGAGCGGTTCCTAAATTAGCAGATCCCCCACCACCGACATCGTACAACACGGGGATAGGAAAGTTCAATCCGCCTAAGCCCATTTCGGTCTCATCTTTATCAACCATAGATAAAAATCTATTTTTGTTAAAGACGAGGTCTTTCATGACCCATGCGTCGTCACTATACAATTGTTTTAAGACTTGCAAGTTATCCTGTGAGTTAGAATAAGCAAGTGCTGGATTTGCGGGTGTTCCCATTTAATTTACCTTTGCAGTTTAGCGGCTTGCACCCTACGGATTGCCTCAGCTATTTGCTCAGACTCCGACATAAGGTGAAACGGCTTTGACTGAACGCTCTTAGGCGTTGTAGTCATGTTTTGCGTTATAGTTTTTACAGCAGTCTTCGGCGGGCCTAACGCTCTACCTTCCGGGACTTTGTTTTTTAATTTAGTTACTGATGCAAACTTTTCAGCGCGTGCAAATAAGACTTCTTCAATCTCTTTTGCGGCTTGTTCGACTGTCAGCTCGGTATTGTCTTCCTCAAACGAATCATTGATGTGTTGGAGAACTGCGTCCTCCTGACCTAAATCTCTGATCGTTGAGAAGTCATCGTTTTCAGCGACAACTTTGACAATCTCCTGCTTCCATAAGGCTTGATTAGCCTTGTACGTATTGACTTCATCTTCTTCTCGCTGCTTTTTAAGGGCAGCTAACTCTTCTTCAACCTTTCGGACCCGATCTTGAGCAGGATCTTTAGAGGCTTCTTTATTAAGCTCGTGTTTCACAATTTCTTCATATTGAAGACCAAGCTCATCAACTGCGGAATAATCTTTATTTTTTAATTTCTCTGTAAGTACCCGATACTTTTCAGCATCTGCCATTTTCTCGGCAAATGTTCTTTCCTTATCAGCGAATTCTTTCTCTCGTGCCCTTTGAGCTTGTTCCTTCCGAGCGATGGCTGAAACTTTAGGCGAGAGCGTTACTGATTCCTCAGTTGTGTTTTCCACAACTTCTGGTTCTTTAGTTGGGGCTGTCTTTTGAACTAATGGTGACCCCGTAATAGTCGAGGTCCCTTTAGGGTCATAACCGACGAACTCTTTAACTGGTAAGTCAAATTGAGCGGGTTCTTCTAACATTCTTGCAGTAGGTGCGACTGGCATAGCCTCTGTGGTAAATCCCATAATTTTTCTCCTTGTTAATGATTCTTCTTAAACTTGTGCGCCCGAGGTGGGCGACACACTTGCTTGTGGTGGTTGAACTGGTAGTTGGGGCTGAGCAGGGCCCTGGGGTTGTGGCGGGAAAGCCTTATTCCGCAGAACTTGAATGGCTTTGTAGTAATCTGTTATTAACTGTAATTTTTCTTCTTCTAGGTCTGTGATGACGTACTTATTATAAGTTTGAACCACGATCTTTGAGGCAATGTCTGTGGGATCAAGTATAAATTCATCAGGTCTGAAATAACCCTTTTCACCTTTTTCAACTATGAGATCGAGATCGTGGAGTACACGCTCCTCTAAAGCCACGGCCAATTGATCTGACTGTTCTAGATCTGGTAATCGTGAGAGTCGTCTAAACTCTTGGTTAGATATTTCGCCAGCTGCTAGCATTTCACTTAGTTTAGACTGACGACCTACAGGATCTTTAGGAAGACTTGACTCCTCGTAACACCTAATGACATTAGTGTTCTTAAGGAGTTTAAGTTCTGCGAAGTCTATTTCTCTCGTACCATCGGGGCCTACATAAATAGTTCCGTATTTCCCGTACTTCTTATGAAGCTGTCCTGCTTTATCTAATACCTTAGAAGCAAGGCCTGGATAGAAGTTCTGATACCTCTTTTGCATGGCAGAAAATCGAGTACTTTGGATGTTCATGTACTCACGTTGAGCTTCACCGCTGTTCAGGCCCGCAGGTTTTGAACCATTAGCTGAGAGACTTGAGATACCTGATATTTGATAAGCGTTTTCAATTAGCCATTTGATGTATTCATAGATCTCAGCGTTGTTAGATGTCGCATTAACAAACTGAGGAGCTTCGGCCATTGTTTTAACTTTGATGATTGAACTAATATTATTGTTAAAGGCTGTCTCAAGGACTTTGGATAACTCACTAATAATGATCTTAGGTACACCGGTCATCTCGATGCTCTGAGATGCGATGATTAACATCTTATAGATTTCCATTTGAGTGGGGAAAAGTATTTCAGCCAGACCTTGAGAGAAATAACCAACGGTATTTTGATTATAATCCTGTTTTTCAAATGGGAAATAATCAAACTCCCATGTCTCGTCTTCGATAACTCCTTCAGAACATACAAAAGAATGTCGACCGTCCTTGGCTCCTTCGCCCGAAGGTAAATGCCATCCTTCTGCGATGATTATCTGATCACTAATCGTATCAGTGCTTTGAGGAGATGAGTCGACTGTCCCGCCTTGTGAGGCAAATATCTGCTCTTCGGCTTTAGGGAACATATCTGCTAGAACACCACGATCACATAACTTTGTATGAATTATACCTCTAGGATGACCATAGTAAGCATCGTTAAAGTCTGTGAGTAATTCAGTCTCTAGAGTTCTCTCGAGGAACGCTTTCTTATCCTTCTCAACAACCTTTACGAATCCATTACCTAATATTCCAGAGTCTCTAAAGGCCTGAGCACCCAAAGGATAAGCTTTACACCTGTAGAATTCACCTTGAATGAAATTGTTTACCTGTTCGGCTATTAGTCTTTCTCTATATCGACTTGCATCGGGAATCCATACAGGGGTTGGATTATCTTGAGTCATTGTTGATGTAATCGTATCAATGCATGAGTAGACCACGTTAGCAGTAGGTCTTCCCATTGGCATTTGTTGTGAGTTATCTAAAGTAGAAGTCGAAGCAAGATAATTATAAAGAGGCTTGCCGCTAAAAAGCCTAGAGTACAAAGAGGCCTGCCTAATGCGCGCTGAATGGAAGTTTTTGAGAAACGCCGTCGTCGAGAGTAGTTGAGATTGGAGTTCTTTTTCATCTTGTGCTAACCACCATTGGTAATAGTTGTTCGCTTTCTCAGTAGTCTTTTTATCCCTGCCATCGACTACCTTATCTTTGACCTTGAATACTTCAATAGGTTCAACTTTCCAGTTAGCCATTATAAAGCACCGTCAGGGAATATCTGATCCGCTAATTGTTCCGGAGTCATTTTCATTGTGTTGATTAGATCTTTAAGTTTCTCGTTGGCTTCTTCTGTGGCTTTTGTTTGTTCAGGAGTAAGCTGAGCAATAACCGGAGCTGGTGAGGCCTTTTCTGAACTCAGCGTGACTTCGAAATCTGAGGACTTAAAGTGCGAGGCTCCGGCTTGTTTTAACGCCTTTATAAGCTCTAATGTTTCTTGAAAATTCATTAGAGACTTTCAAAGTATTTATTAATGCGAGCTGATATTTTCTTACGCTTTCCTTCGTCTTGACTAGATTCGTTTTCTCCCATTGCATCGTCAGATATAGGTGCGTGATCTTGATTGTGATTGGAATGACTATTTTCATCAAGAACGTCACTGACTTCGGCATTCTTTTCAACATCAAGGGCTTCATTAGGATCGACAGCATCTTGGCCTGCGTAATCCATGTCTTGACGGAGAGAACCTTTTTTCTTGTCACGAATTGCTTTAGAGATTGATTTGTTATCAAACATTTTAATCTTCCTTTTTATTCATGTGAGACATGATCAAAGCATCGAGACCTTGCCTAAGTTTTTTGTGATCTTTAGAATGAAAGGCTTCCATGATTTCTTTACCCACTTCATCATGGAGTTCGTCGTCTTCGCCTGGTGATTCGGATTCACCAATTTCAGGATCTTTGACTTCGCCACCTTCTTTGAACCCTAAAGCACCTTTGAATGAATCAGATACTGATTGCGCTTTATCTGGATCGACGACCTGTCCACCGTCATCCATGCATTTGGCGCATCCCTTACCATTACAAACACACCCACCTTCAGCTTTGTGAGCTTTACGTTTGACTGAGTATGCGATTGCAAGGGCTTGCTTTTGAGGTTTACCGGCGTGCATTTCTGTAGAAACGTTCTTACTGAACGCGGAAGGCTTTTTAGAATGGATAAGTGGCATAGTATCACCTCATCTATGATGAAGTGTTTCAGATTTACTCGTCCCATTGGTGCCAAGGGTCTCGACCATGTTGATCTTTAACCCATGTATTTGACGCGCCATCCTTTAATGCTTGGTCTCTCTTCATACGTTCTATGATGGCTTGCTTGTGTAAATCTTCTTGATCTTTAATATATTCGGCTGTACCGAGTTTTGGGATAATCTTTGCGGGTCTAGATAAGAAGTGCCAGCCATTGAACCAGCCGTATAGAAAAGCATCACATAAGTGATTGGGTAATGTCGGATGTTCTTTCCTGGGGAATGAGATCCTATCCCCATCGGTCTGCCAGACAAGTCTAGACATTTCATTTACTAAAGGTTCGCAAGACTCATGAATCTTAATCTTACCTGTGAGGAGATCCCCGTTACATTGTTCGATATGTTCGGCCTTACCTAGTTTGTCAGCATAGATAAAAGGAATGTCCCCACGCATATTCATGGTCTCAACGCCCTGCTTGTTAGCTCCATCGATAATTACATTCTGAACTGGGTACCTAGGATCGTTGAGGTATTTCTGAATTGTCTTTCTAACTGATAGGGTAGGCTCATCGTGGTCAAAGTACATCTTAGGCTTTTTAAAGCAACTTATTATATATAGGTTAGGATCATTCTCATGATAGCCAGAAAGGACAAAAGCATTGTCATCCTCCCACCCAGTATCCACACCCAGGTTAAAGGTCCATCCTTTGGAATCCGGATAGGGAAGATCCTTGAATGCGTTTCTTTTTGCATCATACTTATAAACAAGTTTTTCTTCATCCACGACCCATTGGTTTAAGTATGCTTGCCTGAATCGTGCCGTCTGCATAAGCGCAGGTTGGTGCTGGGCTATGAATAAGAGCTCTTCTGCCCATTGTTTTGAGACATAGGGGTTATCATGGGCCGACCATTCATGTAATGACCAACCTTCTTCTTTTCTAGTTGTAATGTCATAGAAGAGTCCGTGAGTGATATCAGAGGCCATCCCAGACAAAACGACAGTTCCTCTTTGATCAACAATTGAAGGCCTAAGAACGACGTAAACCAGATCCTTAAGATCAATGCTATAAAGGGCCGCTTCGTCTATTACGATTAATCTGTATTTACGACCAAAGAGTTTCTTTCTCTCCTCTTCGTTAACGTCAACCCCTGCAACATAAATGACTGACTTATTAGGCGCTGTGAATGTGAGCTCCGTTAGATGAGTCTCATAACCAAGATTACACCGTTCATTGATGTGAGTAAGAACATCCTTCCATATGATACCCTTAGCGCTTAGTCTCGTGAGGCCGAGGTATAAAATATTACAATTAGGGACTTCTTCGGCTTCCTTGAACATATAGATACCATCACCATAAGACTTAGCACCCCTACGAGTAGTGAATGTGGCTTTAAGTCTGTGAGGATCTTCTATGAAGGCTATCTGTTTATCAAAGGCTATGGACTTCCAGTCAAAAGGCTTTCTTTGTCTGAGGGCTATAAACTTCTCTAATTCAGACTTATGATTTGGTTCCATCAGTCAATCTGCGTTGAGCTTCAGCCACGAGCATTTCATCTGTGACCTTCTCAAGTATCAATTGGGTCTTATCTTGCTGGTCTAGATACTGTTTACCCAACCATATGAGCATTGCCACATTACCGTTTTGAGCTGATTTGATCTGTAATTGTCTTAAGGACATTTTTAGGTTGGCTCGGCCTTTGGCTAATTCTTCCGAAAAACGATTAGTTATCGTGTCATCGGTACAACTAAAGTGAGCAGCTATCTCTGTATTTTTACATCCAAGAGATGCCATCTTTTCAAC